GTACATGATGACTTGCCAGATAGTCTTGCATACATTGACCAACTCGCCGTAACATCCTACTATGAGCAGGATGAAGACGATGAAGAATGGGAACCGATGGACGTTATTTCGGGAATATAGATGGCAAAACTTGACCAAAACGATTACGATGAGCCGACTCCTGAAGACAAGGAGTTAATTGCTTTTATCACCGACCACTGTGACCGTTGGCGTGATTATCGTAACACCAACTTCCTTGATGACTACCTAGAGTACGAGCGTATCTTTCGTGGAGAATGGGCTTCTGAAGACAAAACACGCGAGTCTGAGCGTAGCCGAATCGTAACGCCAGCTACTCAGCAAGCAGTCGAAACACGCCATGCAGAAATCATGGAAGCCATCTTTGGTCAAGGCGAGTTCTTTGATATTGAGGATGACATCAAGGATGTGAACGGCACTCCACTTGATGTTGCTGCGCTCAAGGCGCAGATGATGGAAGACTTTAAGAAAGACAAAATCCGCAAGTCCATTGACCAGATTGAGCTAATGGCTGAAATCTATGGCACTGGCATTGGTGAAATTGTTGTCAGCATGGAAAAAGAGTTCATTCCTTCTACCCAACCAATTCTAGGTCAACCAGGGCAAGCTGCCATTGGCGTTATTGAGAAAGAGCGCGTTGGGGTAAAGATTGTCCCTGTTAACCCCAAGAACTTCCTTTTTGACCCGAACGGGACATCAGTCGATGACTGCATGGGCGTTGCCATTGAGAAGTATGTATCCATACACAAAGTTGTGCGTGGCATTGAGCGTGGCATCTATCGCAAGGTAAACATTACGCCAACCTACGACGATACAGACCTTGAGCCGACTCAAGAGGTTGTGCAGTACCAAGATGAAAAAGTGCTGCTGTTGACTTACTACGGACTGGTTCCGCGAGAGTACCTGAAGAAGGTAAATGAGGAAGTTGAAGTCCTGTTCCCTGAAGACTCTGTTGCCGAAGAATACCAAGACATGGTAGAGGCAATCGTAGTCATTGCGAACAATGGGTTGCTGCTCAAAGCAGAAGAAAACCCATACATGATGAAAGACCGCCCCGTCTTGGCCTACCAAGATGATACGGTTCCGAATCGTCTACTGGGTCGTGGCACTGTGGAAAAAGCGTTCAATATGCAGAAAGCTATTGACGCTCAGGTTCGCAGCCACTTAGATTCGTTGGCATTAACGACATCACCCATGATTGCGGTGGATGCCACCCGCCTGCCCCGTGGAGCTAAGTTTGAGGTCAAGCCTGGAAAGGCTTTCCTGACAAACGGCAATCCATCAGAGATTTTGATGCCGTTCAAGTTTGGTAACACAGATGGTACTAACCTAGCTACTGCCAAAGACTTTGAGCGTATGTTGCTACAAAGCACTGGAACGCTGGATTCGCAGGGAATGGTATCCAATGGTGCGCGTGACATGGGTCAAGGCGGTATGTCGATGGCTGTTGCGTCCATCATCAAGCGGTACAAGCGCACTTTGGTGAACTTCCAAGAGGATTTCCTCATCCCGTTCATCAACAAAGCGGCTTTCCGCTTTATGCAGTTTGACCCAGAGCGTTATCCCTCTGTTGACATGAACTTTTTGCCGACTGCTACGCTGGGAATCATTGCCCGTGAGCATGAGCAACAGCAATTCATTGGCTTGTTGCAGACTCTTGGCCCGAATACGCCTGTCCTGCCTATCATTTTGAAGGGCATCATTCAGAATTCCAGCCTGAGTAACCGCTTTGAGATGATTGCTGCATTGGAGCAAATGAGCCAAGCTGACCCACAGGCACAACAAATGGAGCAAATGAAGACGCAATTGGCTCTTCAGGCTGCTCAGGCACAGATTGCGGTCAATACGACTCAAGCAGAGCAGAATCGCGCAGAGGCTAACAAGCTCAACACCGAAGCGCAGCTTATGCCGCAGGAATTGCAGGCAAAAGCGCTGGCTGCTGCTACCAAAAACCTCCCCCAACAGTCTGATGCCAACCAAGTCGAGTTTGATAAGCGTGTCAAAATTGCTGAATTGATGCTTAAAGAGGCAGACATCAAGAACAAGTCTAAGATTGTTGAGCTACAGATGCAGGATAAACGCTCAACAATGGAACAAGACTTCCTTAATCGCATCACTACGGAAATGCAGTAATGAGCATTCTTGAAGAAGTAAGCAAAATGTCTGCTGAAGAGCAGATGGCAATGGCTGTTGCGTTGCAAAATTCTGCATCTCAGAAAGTAAACCAAGCTCGTAGCGAGAACATTGGCAAAAGCGTAGAAGTTGTCATCAAGGGCTTAAAGAAAATTAAGACAGACCTTGAGGCACGTTTTGATGAGCTAAATGGCACGATTCAGTCTAAGGCCAACTCACTTTCTAATGGAAAAGATGGGAAAGATGGGCGCAATGGCAAGGATGGCGCGCCTGGGCGTGATGGAAAAGATGGCGCTACTGGCCCAATGGGTGCAAATGGCGTAGATGGCGCTGATGGCACTGATGGTGTAAGCGTTGCAAATGCCTTTATTGACTTTGATGGCAGTTTGACCGTTGTTTTAAGCAACGGCACAGAAATTAATGCTGGCGAAGTCGTACCAATGGATATGGCAGAGAAGATTAAGGTAATCACGAATGGTGGTGGCACTTCTCAGTCTGTTCTAGACTCTATTGCAAGCCTGCAAGCACAGATTACAGCTATGGCTGGATTTGTAAACTATGAAGGCACTTGGAACGCATCAACTAATACACCTACTCTTGTCTCTAGTGTTGGCACAAAGGGAGACTACTATGTTGTCTCTACCACAGGAACAACCAACCTAAATGGCATTACTACATGGACACAAGGTGATTGGGCAATATTTAATGGCTCTGCTTGGGAGAAGGTTGACAACACTGACCTTGTAACTTCAGTAGCAGGTCGCACTGGTGCTGTAACACTAAGCACTACAGACATCAGTGGCTTAGGTACGATGGCTACGCAAGCAGCATCATCTGTGGCTATCACAGGCGGCTCTATCACTGGCATTACAGATTTAGCTGTAGCAGATGGTGGAACAGGTTCTTCCACTACTTCAGGCGCTAGAACAAACTTAGGGCTTGTGATTGGGACTGATGTCCTAGCTCCTACTGGCTCTGCCGCATCTTTAACGAGCTTTCCTACCTTTAACCAGAACACCACTGGAACTGCCTCTAATGTGACGGGTACAGTTGCAATTGCCAATGGTGGCTCTGGGCAGACTACCGCGCAGTTGGCTATCAATGCCTTTGCTGGCGCGGTGACTAGCGGCTCTTATTTGCGCGGCAATGGCACAAATGTGATGATGAATACCATCCAGGTTGCGGATGTGCCAACATTGAACCAAAGCACTACAGGTAGCGCTGGTTCTGTTGCAACAACAAACTTTTCTATTGTTGAGTCAGGTGGAGTTTTGCTCTTTAAGTATGGTGCTACTACAATTGCGTCTATGACTTCTGCTGGAGTGATTACTGCGCTTTCCAACATCTCAGCAAATGCTACACCTTAATAGGACAAATCATGGCAACTACCGTCACGCTTAAACCGAATGCAATTGACCTGTCAGGGTCTACGTCAGGCACTACCACATTGCAGGCGACTGCGGTAGCTGGCACTACGACCATCACGCTTCCAGCGGCTACGGATACCTTGGTTGGCAAGGCAACTACCGACACGCTGACTAATAAGACGTTGACAAGCCCTGTAATCAGCACCATTAGCAACACGGGAACTTTGACTCTTCCAACATCGACAGATACCCTGGTTGGACGCGCTACTACCGACACGCTGACAAACAAGACGCTGACCAGTCCGGCAATCAACGGGGCAACGATTGCTACTGGAACAATTAACAATACGACAATCGGCGCAACGACTGCAACAACTGGCGCGTTTACTTCACTTACCGCATCCACAACGCTTACGGTTACGGGTGCTGGGTCAATTCAAGGGCTTACAGTAGGCCAAGGCGCTGGTTCTGTTGCTACAAACACGGCGGTAGGTTCTGGTGCGTTGCAAGCAAATACGAC